TTATGACTTTAGTTTCTGATAGAGATAGACATTTAATTCATTTAGGAACAGAACCAACTATAGCTAGTGGCGTTCAAGATAAAATGTTTATACGTTTTTCAGATCAAGAAAGTCTAACAGATTATGCTCCTACTTCTGTAAACACAGCGGGCACGTTTAGAATAGATAACGGTACTAAAATAGTAGGAGGAGTAAACGCTGGTTCTTACAATTTAATACTTACAAATACAGCTGCATACACCATGCGTTTTATTGGACCTCCTTTTACTTTTGGTATTGAACAAGCTGGAGCAAACTGTGGTTTAATATCACAACATGGAGTAGTGTCCGTAAATGGTGTAGCCTATTGGATGGGACAAGCTGGTGGTTTTTATCTATTTGATGGTACTGTTAAAAAAATACCTTGTTCAGTAGAAGATTTTGTTTTTACTACAATTGATTCTGGTGATTTAGGTTTAAACTTTGATGCATCGGATGTTATATTTGCTGGTTATAATTCTTTATTTGGTGAAATAAATTGGTTTTACCCATCAAAAAATTCTAATCAAATAGATAGAGTAGTTACTTATAATTATTTAGAACAAGTTTGGACAGTAGGTTCTCTTGCACGAACAACGTATTATGACAAAACAGTTTTTGATAATCCTTATGCAAGTGATTATAGCTCAACTGAAGTACCAACTTTTCCTACTATACAAGGTGTAACAAATGTTAATGGAGCAACAACTTTATATGAACACGAAGTAGGTAACAACCAAGTAAACATAAGTGCTACTACTCCTATAATAGGAAGTATACAAAGTGGAGATTTTGAAGTAACTACACAAGATGGAATGGGTGAATTTTTTATAAAGGTAAGAAGATTTGTACCAGACTTTAGAGCTCTTACTGGTAACGCAAAAGTTACTATAAACTTAAAAGATTTTCCTAGTGATACAGAAGCTAGTAGTAGTTTAGGTCCTTTTACTATATCATCTACAACACAAAAAGTTGATACAAGAGCAAGAGCAAGAGCAGCAAGTTTAAAAATAGAAAACACTACTACAAATGAAACATGGCGTTATGGAACTTTTAAAGCTGATACACAAATGGATGGGAGAAGATAATGAATCAAAAAACATTAAAAGGCGTAATTGCAGGTTTAGAAAAAGCCTCTAAATTACATAAAAAACAAGCAAGTATTTTAAAAAAGATGATGGTCAAAAAACCTAAAAAAACTAGGAAAAAAACAAGTGGCTAAAATTATCACAAATATACCAGATCCTAAAATGGAGTATAGTGTAGAGAACCAAAGATTAATAAACCTAGCTTTAAATCAAATAGTACAAAAGTTAAATACTTCTTACCAAGATGATATAAGTAAAGATCAACAATCTTTTGATTGGTTTATGTCATGAGTATACAATATAAAAATGTAGGTATTAATTTAAATAGTACTAACGCTATTTCTGTATTAACAGCTCCTGCAAGTGGTAGATGTTTAATTAAACAAATACAATTACACAATAGTCATTCAGGTAATGTAAATGTAACCGCTTCGGTAACAAACACCGTAGGTACATTTAAAATTGATTTAAGTACTGTGGGTACTAATGCAACTAAAGAAGTAATAACAAAAACACTTGTTTTAGAAGAAGGTAATATTTTAAAACTTACAGCAGATGTCGCAGATAAAATAGAAGGAATAGTATCTTACGCTTTAATAGATCGTTCTTTACAGAATGGATAGAGAAACCAGATTAAAAAAACAAGGCACTTGGTTTCAAAAACCTAAAAAAATAAAAACTTGGCAAAATCATATTTTTCCTATAATTTTAATTTTAAGTTTAGTATGTTATTTACATAGTTACGCATATGCAATTACACCAAGCTATTTACAAAATAGAAAAAGCACTATCCCAAAAATGGTGTAAAAATTTAATAAAATACATGGATGTTCAATGTACTGAAAAGGCTAAAGTATTAATTGATGGAAAAGATGTAGAAGATACAAGTCAAAGAAATGTTTACACACATGGTTTAGATCCAGAAAACCCAAACGATGAAATATATATTAACTATTTACTAAGTGTTATGAATAATTGTTTAAAAAGTTATTCGAAAATATTTTCTTATTTAAGACAATGCTCCCCACAAGATATAAGTTTATTAAAATATAAAAAAGGTAATTTTTATAAAACACATGTTGATTCGTTTCATACAGTAAATAGACAATTGTCTTTTATTATAAATTTAAATGAAGAATATACAGGAGGAGATGTAGTTTTTTATCACCCTCATACTACAGAGCCTTATTCAAAAGTATCTTTAAAGCAAGGTGATTTATTAATGTTTCCAAGTAATTTTTTATATCCACATAGTGTTACAGAAATAACAAAAGGTGTGCGTTATAGTTGTGTTAGTTGGTACAGTTAAACGTTGACAACTTATTTAGATATAATACAATATTTTAATGAAAACGATAAAATGCGAATCACAAGAAACTTATAGAAACAAAAAAACTAATGTAGTTTATGCTTCAAAAAATGAGGCACAACAGGATGTGGATAACCCTAATACAGATACAAAACAAGAAGACATTGTTACAGATGTAAATATCCTTATTCCTCCTGAAGCATTAAGTTTAATAAGCGGGACTAAGAAATAATGTTTCCTAAAGGAGGCACAGAGATACAACATCATTTTTTAGATCATTATGTTGACGAAGAGTTATTAAAGAACTTTCAAATATGCACTTCTATACCTGGTAAAATACCTCTTGATAATAATAAAGTAAATATTCTTTGGCAAAAAAATAGTTACGATCAACCTAATATATACCCTTGGTTTGAAGATAAAAACAACCACAACCAGTTTGACTGGTACGTGTTTAATTCACACTGGAACTATGAAAAGTTTAGATACAAGTTTGATATACCCACACACAAATGTCATGTAATTAAAAATGGAGTAACAAACTTTCCTGTTATAACTCCTTACAAACATGGGGACATGGTACGTATGTTATTTCATGTAACTCCTTGGAGAGGTTTAAATGTATTGCTTGGTGCAATGCAACAACTACAAGATTGTAATGTACATCTTGATGTGTTTAGTAGTTGTAAAATATATGGGGAAGAATTCGAACAAGCAAATGAAGCTAAGTATGAACCTTTGTATGAGCAAGCAAGAAAGTTAGAGAACGTAAACTATATTGGTTACAAAGAACATTCATTTATACAAAAGTTTATGTATCGCTATCATATGTTTGCTTACCCTAGTATATGGGAAGAGACAAGTTGTAATGCTGCATTAGAAGCTATGGCCGCAGGATTATATTGTATCGTGACTAATTATGGTGCTTTATATGAAACCTGTTCCGAGTTTCCTGCTTATGTTACCTATGATAAGGATTACAAAAGATTGTCTACTGTATTTGCTAATGCTATTCGTAGTTCAGTAGCCACGCTTCACGAACCAGGGGTATTTGAACATTTACAAATGCAACAAGACTTTGTAAAGAAATTTTATAGTTGGGATAAAAAGAAATCAGAATGGACTAACTTTTTAACTGGGATATTAAATGAAAGAGCAAGAACCTCTGTACACGCCTGACGCTACATGGTTAGAAAACAATAACATAAAATTATTTGTAGCTACTCCTGTGCATAGTCAGGTATCGATGCACTACATGCAATCTGTTTTTAAACTACAAGCACAATGTCATGAAAAAAACATTCCTATAATGTTACAGTTAATGAAATCTTCTTTGATAACGCAAGGTCGTAATTTATGTGTATCAGAATTTTTACTTACTGATTGTACGCATATGTTATTTATTGATAGCGATATACAGTTTAGTGCTGAGTCTATTTTTAAAATGATATGTAAAGATCAAGAGATATTGAGTATACCGTATCCTATGAAAAATATATTATGGGATAAAGTATGTGACAAATGGAGAGACATTCCTGATTTAGATTTTACGCAATTGTCTACATCAGGTAATAAATACCCTGTACGTTTAAAAGATGCAGAAGACGATATAAACATGTGCGATGAAATGATTGAGCTATCACATTCTATGACAGGTTGTATGTTGATAAAAAGAGAAGCGTTAAATAAAATGATACAAGCTTATCCCGATCTTATTATAAAACAAGAAACGATGATAGACGGAACACAACAATATAGAAAACATTTATACAATTTTTTTGATACGTACTATGACAAAGAAAACAAATTATATTATGGGGAAGACTTTGCTTTTTCAAGATTATGGACTAAAATAGGTGGTAAATGTATGGCTTTGATTACAGAATATATTACACATATAGGAGAATATGAGTATTCTGGTCGTTTAATAGATGAAATGATATCTGTGGGTCTTGATAAGTTAGACAATACAGAGTAGAATAGACATAGTTATAACTAGGAGATTTAAATGG